TGCAGCATTAAAGAAAACACGTACACAATAAAAAAGACTACGACGAAAAGATATAATTCCATTACGTCCCTCCTCACGAAAAATCTTCAATCGATAAGCAACAAAGAAAGGAGTTGAGAGAGAGAGTATAAAACTAAATTGTGCCAAAACCGGCAGAATGGTTATACCCAACAAGCATGCAAAACTTGCAGCCCAAATGATAGCAAGATAAATACCATCATAACGAGTATAAGCTGTCAGTTGTTTAAAATCTTCGTAAATCATGATACAAAAGTACGGAATATTTATTATAAATAATGTAGTACATTGCCAAATTTATGTTTTTTTGTTAAAAAGTTCAAACCCCATATATTAGGGTTAAGCAGCATATAAACGGCTTATGGTAGGTCATTATTGCCCCCAATCTGCCAAATAATGACAGTTGGTAATGACAAGTAATAATAACCAAACATAATGACCGATTATGCAAAAGCAATTATTTATCAGTGAAATTAGCTGTAATTTCAATTTAAGAAGACCAAAGGTAATCAACAAGCCTACTAATGTTTATTGTGTGGTATATGTTGGAGGAAAGCAACATTATTTTGCTACTGGCTTAAAGGTGTTGCCTAGTCAATGGAATAAGAAAAAGCAGATAGCAGAAGTAAGTAACACATTAACGACACTTGACAATAGAAACAATAATATTCTGAATGAGAAAATAAACCAGTTAAGAGGATATTATAAGGAATATATTGAGTATCTTTGCAGCAACCCAAACGATACCGATAAACTATGTAACTTTATTTATAAAGATATGAAAAAGGAAGACAACAAGCAGATAAAAGCAACGGACTTACTAGAACGTGCTTTAGAGATTTACATAAAGAAAGGAAAAACAAAAACGGTTTCTACTTTAAGAGGATATGACAATAAGATGAATGCTTTTAAAAAGTACATTAAAGATAGCAAAGTAGATGATAACTTAGAACTATTAACACAAAGAGGAATTAATAATTATCAAGAGTACCTACAGACAGAAGCAGACAAAGTTAAAGTAGGTAAAATGGGTGGAGGAAAAGAAAGCATAAACCAGAAGTGTCAATTTATTGCAAAACTAATAAATGAAGTCTTATGCTGCACTAATGATTTTATGGATTTAGCTATACAACCAGTAAAATATATTGCTTTAAAACGCAATAAGAAAAATAAGGAGGAAGGAGTACATTTTCCATTAGATGATAAAGAAATAAAGGCATTTGGGGAAGTAACTGACTTAAACGAGAAACAAATCTTATATAGGGATATATTTGTTTTACAGTGTAGTTGTGGGCAGCGTGTTTCAGACCTTAAACAGTTAATAATGGGTAATTATACCAAAGATGAAAATAACTATATACTGTTAAAGACACAGAAAGAGAGTACACCAGCATACATCTATGAAACAGAAGAAATAAAAAAGATATTAGACAAATTAAAAAGTTACATATTCGACTATAAAGGAAGAACGTGTTTAAAAGCTGGAGAATATAGAATTAATCTAGACAATTTAGATAATGACCCACAATATAATGAAGCAATAAAACTTATAGCTAAAAAAGCAAATCTAAATCGTATATGGACTTATAGGGATGCACAAGATAGACCTTTAAGCAATCCTATACATAAAATAATATCATCACATTGTGCAAGACATACATTTGCAACTATAATGAGAGATAAAGGATATCCAGCTGATAAAGTATGCTGGTTGTTAGGACACGTAGATGATACAATGGTTAAAGCTGTTTATGCACATAATGATAATAAGTTAATATCAAAACAATTAACCGAAACAAGAAAAACTATTGAGGGGGAAGATAAGACAAAAGCAGACGCTTTACAATCTTTATTTGCTTATGACAGTTTAAAAGAGTTGGAAAGAATGAAAGATAACGGTATAAATATATTACCATTATCTAATAAGTGCATATCCATAATAAAAGATACTAGTAATCTTAAAAAGGCTATTCAATTAATGAATACAGCACCTACAGAAGAGCAAGAAGAATTTATAAACAAAGTCAAAGAGATAGGTAAAATAATATGGTATATTGCGGAGCATAAAGCAGACACAACACTATATAATATTTATGAGTATAAGTGTAAAGAATTAGGTATTATAGGTAAAGTAACAGATATAAACCTATTAGAGTATATGTTTGAACAAGACTTAAGGGATGAAGAACTAGAATATTATTCAGATGAAGCCCAAGCAGAAAGACATTTCGAAGATAGCAAAAAAGCCAGCTCCAAATAAGGAACTGGCTTTACTCTTTAATATATTAAGCTATCTATAAAGTCTATATAATTTAACCTACTGCAGTGTAATCTCATATACTCATTTTTTTCAGTATCAAAACTAATTATTCTACCATCATCCATTACATAGATACCCACAACTTTAGTAGTACCTTTAACTATTCCATAATAAGCAGTACTATTAGCTTTACCTTCTTTTGGAAGAGTTATACCATACTTTCTATATTTAATAATACTATCATTACTAATATAAGGATTAGCTTTTACTTTCTTAGCTAATTCATTACTTTTCTGGAGTATCAAAGTATCATAGTATCTAATGGAATCTATTGCACAATAATCTCTTTGTACTATTGTATCTACAATCTCTATATTATTTTCTTTAGCATAAGTTTCTAATGGATTATTAGACTTATTGCAGCTTACTAATGTTATCAATGTGATTAAAATAAATAATGTCTTTTTCATAATGTGTATTTTTTAGCGTATTGTTTAGGTAATAAATATGTTTCTTTATCTATATCTCCAGTTTTATAAACCGTACTATTAGGTAATGATTTATTTTCTACTGTTATTATTTTATCTGCAATCAGTTTCTTAATATCTCTATAGCTAAATAGATACATAGTATCACCAAAGAAATAAACCATCCAGCAATTATTAGTAGTTCCATTATTCTATAGTATATCCATATAATCTAATTTCTATTTCTCCATTATATAAGTATCGTAACTTTCATATCTGGGATTTCTATTTTTAATCTCTACTCCTATTACTTTACCTTTATATGTAAAGAAACAATCTATCCTATCATAATCTCCTTTAGTAAACTATATATCAGTAACTCCTTTACTAAGTAAGAACTACTATAATTTCTATCTACCTATAAGTTCACTTTTCTAATATCCGTTCATAATGATTAAATTTTAAAGGTTAATTTTTCTCTTAATATATAATATCCTCTGTATTGCACATTGTTTATACTCTTTCTTGATTCTTTAATATCAAACCACTGTTTAATATCAGAAGCCTTAGCAGTTTTATCTATTCCTAGCTTTCTGTAAGCATTATTTATAATAGCAATTAATTTATCATTCTTTATAAACTCATTATAAGTAATACTATCCTTTATTATCTTAGTAATCTTTGTAGCATTATTTAGTCTGCTGTTTTTATTTAATAATAACTCTCTAACTCCTTTCTTTGTATATCTAACCGATTTAATTTCCTCTGGAGTTAATTTATAAATGGCATCTCTAATTAGTTCCTCTTTACAAAGTCTTTCTAACTCAAATATATTACCATCTTTTTTAGCTTCTAAAGCCTTTAAATAGTTATCTTTAAATGTTAGTTTCTTTGAAGCCTTAATAACATTATCAAAATTAGCCATTTCCTTATTATATTCAGCATCAGTAGTTAAAGCTCCAGTACTTTCATAAGCTTTCTTAACTGACAAACCACTTTTATAGATTACTTGGTTTACCATATAGTTATAAAGTTCCAGCTTTGGTAATGTATCATAAAACACAAACTTACCATTTTTAGTAGATATATATTTGTTATTAATACTCTTTATTAACATCTTTCTTTGTTTCTCATCATCTATAGAATTAAAGAGCTTAACAATGGCATTAGCAGCATTTAAATCATCCTCTACAGCTTGTTTCATATCATTATAAGTAACATCTAAATTTAAGTCCTTATAAGTGTTATTAAAGATATGAATTATAAGCTTTCTAAATGGATTATTAGCCGTTCTAATTCTACCAGCTATTTGTGGTATATCAGTATCAATACTGGCTTGTGTATGAGTATTAGAAGCTGTAGAAATAACAAAGCATAAAGCAGTATCAGATTCATAATCTACACCTTCAAAAGATTTACAAGTTAGAAAAGTAAACTTTTTCATTTGGACAGTTACTATTTTCTATCTGGAATCTACCTAATTTCTTTTGATTAGCGTCTGTATTTGCACATATAATTCTAACATCCTCTGGCTGCAAATCCGTATATTCTATTAATTTTAGTATATCATTAACACTATTAATAAAGAAGAAAGCTTCATAACTCTTTATTCCATTAATGGAAATATAACCATCAGTTTTATAAGCCTTAATAATGTTAGCAGCTCTTACATAAGGTTTATTTGTATATTCCAGCTTTACCTTTAATGTATCTATATCATTCCAAACAGCTTCTATTTCCTCTAAATCCTTTAAAGCATTTGGTTTAAAATCTGAATTAATTGGAGTAGCTGACATAAAGCAAGCTGATTTATAATCTTTATAACAGTCAAATATACCATTAATAGCATCATATCTATAACTGTATGCTTTTAATAATGAGTGGTACTCATCTACTAATAATTGATACTCTGCTGGATTAAGGTACTCTTTAAGTTTAGGTAACTTATCATAGGTACAAATGATTTTCTTAACTCCATCTCTATTAAGATATTCCTTAAAATTCTTTTTAGTTTGGTAATCAAATAAACCAAATAATCCAAATATTTCTACTGATGTACCATCTTTAAAAGTAGTTACACCTACACCGCTATCAGTACGCTTAATCTTATTTACTATAAGTTCAGTAGTAGGAACTGCTATTACATAATTAATCTCATTCTTTAAAGCTATAGTAGTACCGCCACAGCCAGTAATCTTTTTATTAAAAATACAATTCTTAGGTAAATCTGATAAATGTAAAAATCCATCATTGGATTTAATGTTTAAGTGCTTCATAATGTTATTAAATTAGTAAGTTGAAAAAAATATCTATTATAGTTACAAAAAAAAATACTTTGTTACTTATATAAGCCTAAAAAATGTAACCGACTAAAAAATGCACTTTTAAGCATTAAAAAGAAGTAACCACTTTGTCTATATGAAAAAATTGAGTTTATGATTATATAAAGTTTAGAAAAGACAAAGTATGACATAAATTTTTACTATCTCTATATACATAATTTGTCAAGTTTTGTCTAGGTGAAAATCAAAGAAAAGGGCTACTTAAAGCCCATTTTCTCGATTCAACCTAAAAAAATAATCATTATGTTTATCTATTGTTGCAAACACTTTCTCTAATTTTTCTATAACAAATATATGATATTTTTTTTGTGTTTCCAAGTGAATAAAAAATTATTTTTCTGAATTTTTATTAGACTACTTTAGGCTTTAATTTAAGTCAAAATCTGGTATTTGAGTGATACAATTTTCTTAAAAATCAAGTATAAATAAGCATATATTCAATATTATAAATTTATGCTATAACTATTTGGAATACAGTTCAATTACTTATATATTTGCTATAAGAATATTGATATAAACAACTATAAATAATAACTATAATATGCCTACTTTATAGAAAGCTCCTAAAATTTATCATAACAGATAGGTAAATAAGGAATAGAGAACTGATATTTATTAGAGTAAATAGTGGAAAAAGTTAAGACTATCTTATATAATGTAGCATCCACTTTGTGAAATATGCTTAGCTTTAGGTAAGACTACTCCAGCAGAAGATATACATCATAAGGATAGCTTTCTAAACTACTCTGGAAATATGAGATTAAAAGTAGCTTATGATTATAATAATCTTATAGCTTTATGCAAATAGCATCATTCTTATTTACATAGAAACGGAACAACACACGGACTAAATTTAGATGCTGTTGTTAAAGAATTATCTCCTATGGTGTAATAGTAGCACAACTTTCTCTAAAAGAGTGAGATTCTGGGCGGAACAGAATGGGAGGACTAAACTTATTAAATAGATTGAAATATGAGAATAGACAAATTTATAAAAACTAATGATACGAAGGTAGAACAGCTTACTAAAATGATGGCTGAAACCTTAGTTAATGCAGAAGGTATAGCTAATTTAGCTTACCTATGGGATTTAGAAGATAGTCAGATTTATTTAGATTATTAGGACAAATTAAACCAGTTATCAGTAGAAAGGAAAAAGAAATAATGAGTAATTTTAAACTACCTACTGGACTAAATAAGGAAACTAGAGATTATATGAAAGATGTAATTTCCCACCTTACAGAAGCTGGAGTAATGGAAAATGTAGATACTGCTGCCTTAAATATGTTGGCTAGATGTTATGATACTTTTGTATTAGCTAGTAAGCAATTAGAAACAGACGGCTTAACTGTTAGAAGTGATAGAGGTAATATATCAGAGCATCCACTAGTAAAAGTTAGAAAAGATGCCATTACACAATCAATTAAGATAATGACAGAATTTGGATTAACTGCTAAATCTAGAGCTAAGTTACCACAAATGGAAAATGCAGATAGTGAGTTATCACCATTAGAACAGTTTGTAAAGAATAATAGGGAGGTAAGATAATGAAAGGATATTACCATTATGTAGAAGATGTACTTAATGGTAAAATAGTTGTTGGAGAGCTTATAAAATTAGCTTGTTAGAGATTCAAAGACGACCTATAGAGATAGGATATTTATTTTAATGAATCTGTAGTAGATAAAGCTATTAATTTTATAGGCACTCTTAAACACTTTATGGGTAAATCCAGTGGAAAGCATTTTAAGCTAGAAAACTGGTAGCAGTTTATAATAGCTAATATTGTTGGCTGGTACTGGAAAGATGGAAATACCAGACGTTTTACCAGCTCTTATATAGAAGTAAGTAGAAAGAATGGTAAAACAGCTTTAGCAGCTGCTTTATGTCTTTATTATTTAATAGCTGATGGAGAAGATGGAGCAGAAGTAGATTTAGCTGCTAACAGTAAAGAATAGGCTAAAATTGCATTTGAGTTTTGTAGTAGCTTTAGTAAATAGTTAGACCCTAAAGGAAAGTATTTAAAGCCCTATAGAGATAATGTATAGTTTGCTTTAAATAATTCTAAGCTAAAAGTATTTGCTGCTGATGATTCTAAACTGGATGGATTTAATGCCAGCTTTGGACTTATCGACGAATACCACGCTGCAAAGAATAGTAAGGTTAGGGATGTTATTAAATCCTCAATGGGTATGCGTAATAATCCTCATCTATGTACTATTACTACTGCTGGTTTTGATAAAACTTTACCTTGTTATAA